GTGACAGCCCGGCACCGGATACCTGACGCGATCTTGTATTAAACTTTTTATGAAAGGATAGAGAAATGGCAGTAGGCATTTCCAATGCTTTCGTTCAAATGTTCGATGCGGAAGTCAAGCAGGCGTACCAAGCAAACCGCGCCCTTGCTGGACTTGTTCGTGAGCGTTCAAATGTCGAAGGCAATCAGGTAAAATTCCCGAAGATCGGGAAAGGCACCGCAACTGTCCGCGTACCGCAGACAGACGTCACCCCTCTGAACGTAACCTATTCACAGGTTACAGCTACGATGTCAGATTACATCGCCGCTGAATATTCAGATATTTTTAATCAACAGAAGGTCAATTTCGACGAGAGACGCGAATTAGTCACCGTCGTTGGTAGTGCCATAGGCAGACGTATGGATCAGCTCGTCATTGACGCACTGAACGCGGCTTCCTCACCATCAACAGTTGCAACATCAGTTGGCGGCGCAGGCACTAATATGAACCTCGCCAAGCTGTTGGCCGCTAAGAAAGCACTGGACACCAAAAACGTACCTTCCGAAGGCCGCGTTATGTTGATCCACGCCAATGGCCTGTCTTCACTGCTTGACGAAACTGAGCTGACCAGCTCTGATTTCGCCAGCGTTAAGGCATTGGTGCAGGGCGAAATCGACACTTTCCTCGGTTTCCGCTTTGTTACTCTTGGTGATCGTGACGAAGGTGGCTTGCCATTACCATCCACTCGCACTTGCTTCGCATTCCACCGCGATGCAGTAGGGATGGGCATTGGCATGAACCAGCGTTCAGAAATTAACTATGTAGCTGAAAAGACATCCTTCCTCGTGTCTTCAATGTTCTCTGCTGGTGCAGTGGCCATTGACGATGAAGGCATTGTCAAGATCAGCGCAACCGAGTAAGAGAGGAGACTATATTATGGCTTTCGCATCTTCAGGTTGGAATGTTATTGGTGCCGCAAAGAAAGGCAATGCGCCTTCGATGTACACCTATACATCTGCTGACGCTATCGCAACCGTGAACACCGCAGGATATTTCAACGACTTGGCAGACACTCTGTCAGTTGGCGATATCATCTTCGTTCACGACAGCGCGACCCCAACGATGTCAATCGTTATGGTTGCATCAAACGCCTCTGGCGTTGTTGATGTTACCGATGGCACCGCCATCGCAATGACTGACACTGACTAATATTGGTCGGGGCGGCTTCGGTCGCCCCTTCCTTCACTAGGAGTAGACTATGGCCTCTGGCGACACAAAACTATCAATCTGCTCCGATGCGCTAATTATGCTTGGCGCATCACCTCTTTCAAGTTTTTCTGATGGCACAGATGAGGCTCAGGTTGCAGACCGTCTTTATGACGATGTGCGCGATACTCTTCTGATGCAGTACCCATACAGTTGGACATTAAAGAAAGTACAGCTTGCCCAGTTGCTAGACACCCCGATCAACGAATGGAAATATAAGTACCAGTTGCCGGGTGATCGCCTTGGCTTGCCAAAGGCAGTATTCCCCACCAGCGCAGTAGCTGAACGCCCGGTGCGTGATTATGAGATCTATGCTGGTGGTTTATATACGAACTTAGAGACTGTCTATATTGATTATCAATATCGGCCAGAGCCTACCGATTTCCCACCGTATTTTGTGCGGTTATTGAAAACAGCATTGGCCGCTGAGTTTGCTGAACCGATTACAGACCAGCTCACCAAAGCTGACTACTATCACCAGAAAGCCTATGGCGCCCCATCTGATAATATGCGTGGCGGTTTGGTTCGCGTTGCTATTAATATTGATGGCATCGACAAGCCAGCCCAAAGCATACAGGAATTTCCGATATCTGACATAAGGTTCTAATATGAGCCGCATCATCCAGATCCAAAATGATTTTACCGCAGGCGAGCTAGATCCGAGGCTTCGCGCTCGTACTGACATCACGCAGTATGGATCTGGCTTAACGACAGCTCGCAACGTCAGCATCCAGCCGCAAGGCGGCGCCAAGCGCCGGGACGGCACTAAGTTTGTTTCCGAGCTAGATAGCGGAGCTGGCACGGCTGTCAGAATGGTATCATTTGAGTTTAGTGTGACAGATAGCTATATGCTGGTGTTCACACCCGGCAAGATGTATGTGTTTAAGGATGGTGCGCTCATCACTAACATCAATGGGTCAGGCAATGATTATTTGACTGTGGCCGCATTGACTAGCGCCATCTTGCCGGAAATGAATTGGGTGCAGAGTGCCGATACCGTAATCGTTGTTCACGAAAGTCTGGCACCACTCAAGATTGTGCGTGGCGCAACTGACGCATCGTGGACGGCCAGCACAATTACATTTACCCACGTTCCTAAGTATGCGTATGACCTAGACACGCATGAGCCGCAATATACCATCACGCCATCAGCGACCAGCGGCAATATTACTATCACCGCATCCAGCGTGACGACAGATACCGGCACGGCTCAGGGTGGCACCAGCGACACAATTACGCTAAAGGCGGCATCAAGCTATACGTCTGACGATCAGCCGAATGGTATGTTTATCGAAATCACCGCTGGCACTGGTGCTGGTCAATCTCGCCACGTTGAGGATTATGTGGCGGCGACTAAGGTACTGACTGTGTTCCCAGCTTGGGATACAGCGCCGGATGGCACTAGCCAATATTCGGTCAAAGCATTTGGCACGGCAATGGTGGATGAATATTTCAATGTCTTGTCAGGATTTGGCCGCGCTAGGGTGACAGAATACGTCAGCGACACTGAGGTCAAGGCGTATGTAGAAATTCCATTCTTTGACACCAGCGCCATAACGACTGGCAAGTTTGAGACAGAACACGGTTATGAAGATGTGTGGTCATCCTCAAGGGGCTATCCAAGATCTGTGACTTTCCACGAAGGCCGCCTATACTTTGGCGGCACTAGCAGTAGGCCATCAACATTATTTGGTAGCCGGGTGTCGGATTTCTTTAACTTTAATCCGGGCGAAGCTCTGGATGATGACGGCGTTGAGGCCACGCTAGACACTGGCACATTTAACGCCATTGTTGATATTTTCTCTGGCCGCCATCTGCAAGTCTTTACGACAGGCGGTGAGTTTTATGTGCCTCAAACTCTGGATGAACCGATTACGCCTAGCAATCTTATCGTTAAACAACAGACCGGGTTTGGCATTAAGCCGGGCATCAGGTTGCAGAACGTGGATGGCGCCACTATCTTTGTCCAACGTCAGGGAAAAGCGTTGCAAGAGTTTCTGTTTACCGACACGCAGAACGCCTACACATCAGCCAAGATCTCGTTGCTGTCATCACACCTATTGAAATCGCCAGAAGAAATGGCGGTGCGTAAATCCACTGGTACTGATGAGGGTGACCGCCTTTTGGTAGTAAATGGTGACGATGGGTCGATTGCGTGTTATACACTATTAAGATCACAGAATGTCATCGCGCCTAGCGAATGGACAACCGATGGAGAGTTTATAAATGTCGGGGTTGATATTGATGATATCTATGTGGTGGTCAAACGCACGGTCAATGGTAGCACGGTTTATTATGTCGAACTATTTGATAGCACAGTATTGCTTGACTGCGCCAAAACAGGTGGCGCGGCGGCGTCTGTCACAATGGATCACCTCGAAGCTGAAACAGTTAAGATCATTCGTGATGGGATTGTGGAGCCGGATCAAACTGTCCCTGCAACGCCGTTTACGATTACGTTTGCTACGGCGGCGTCTGAGAGCTATCAGGTCGGTCTTAACTTCACGCCAGAGGTAAAGACACTGCCAGTAGAGCCAAGGCTACCCAGCGGCCCTCTGAAGGGCTTTAAGAAGAGAATATTTGAGGTGAATGCGGAATTGTTTGAGACACAGGCATTAACGATCAACGGCAAAGAGGTACCATTCCGGCGGTTTGGTTCTGAGGTTCTTGATGATGATGTGGCTGAGTTTACAGGAATAAAGACACTTCACGGCATTTTAGGTTATAATTATGATGGTCAAATTACGATTGGCCAAACCGTACCGCTCAAGATGACACTCTTGGGCATAGATTATAAAGTGAGCGCAGGACAGTAAAATGGGATTTATGGCGGCATTAGGATCTGCGGCAGGCGGTATGACAGCGGCTCAAGGCATAGGGATGGTGGCATCAGCCGCCAGCTCAATGTCACAAATGATGGCCGCTCGCTCGCAAGCCAGAGGGCTTGCGGCGCAAGCGACTATGGCCAGATTGCAGGCTAAAACCGAAAGCCTGAAATATAAACAACAGGGGCTGTCTATATTAGACAACATACTACAAACACAGGCGGCTATTAATGCAAGAGCTGGCGCTGGCGGTATTGACCCCAACAGTGGTAGTGCAAGAGCCTTGGCTCAATACGCATTAAGTCGTGGAGCGCAAGAGACATACACTATTATGGACAATCAAGTTATTGCAGAGCGTGGCGGTGAGATGCAGGCACAGCAATATATGCAACAGGCTAGAGGTGTTATGAGGGCTGGCATGATCGGCGCTATAGCCCAGGGCGCTACAACAGCTTATCAGTTTGGTTTGATTGGTGGTGCGCCGCTTGAGCCAGTTATGGGATATGGCGCTGGGCAAGTTGATCCAAGATTATTTAGAGCGGCAGGACTACGATAATGGCAGAGTTACCACGTTACAGACCGCTAGGCGCTCGCATATCAGGTATGCCATCTGTTGATTTTGTTCAGACTGGTAGGGCGCAAGCTCAAATATACGATACCATTGGCAATGCTTTAGATAAGATCTCAGAGTTTGCTTTTGAGAAAGCTGTGGCGCAAGCAGAGCAAGAGGGTTTGCAGTATGGCTACAAAAACGCCTTAACACCTGATCAAATAAATATGGCATTGCGCGGTGAATTAAGCCTAGACGATATTGTAGAAGATCCCGGCACAGTATTTGGCAAGGCATCTAAAGCGGCTATAGCCAGTCAGCTTAGAGTAGATTTAGAAGGCGCGGCTAGAGCGCAATTAGCCGAATATAATGCCATTATTGAAGGTGGCGGCGACTATAACATAGCTGAGATAGAAGCAGGCATAATGGGTGTGATTGATGGTCACGCCGGGTTGATTGCTCAGTTAGATGTAGAAGAGGCGCAAACATATGCGGCGACAGTAAATACGCTAGCATCAGCCACATATAAAACAGCTTTGAAAACGCACTTGGACAAAGTTCAGGCTATAAAAATTGCCGCATCAGACAAGAGCATAGCAGAAGCAGAAAGTTTGTTTCGGCAAATTTATGATATGTCTGCTGGTGAAACAATAGAGATAAACGGCAAGATTTATACTGATGCTGATACAGCCGCTGACGTTTTAACTAAAAGCCTTTATAGTACCGCTGTTAATACAAATGACGGTGCATATATAAAAAGCGCTGTAAAGGCTGTAGATAACGCAAGGATAAAAGCAAGAAAGGATGTCTTGATTGCACACGGTATAGAGTTCTCAGGCAAGTCGGATGCGGAAAGAGCGTTAGTTTTAAAGCAAAGACAATTTGGTAATAAGCAATCACTGTTCAATACCTTTAGTGAAATTGAACAACTTGAAATTATTAATGCAATAAGAACAGAGCTAACAAATCAAAGAACCGAAATGGATGCGGCTAAAGAGGAAAACAAACAGCTAATGTTGTCGGAAGCCGCCGATCTTGCTGGTTCGCTAATAAAGGCAAAGCCCGGCTCAACAGAAGAAACTGAAATATTTGCAGAATTAAACAGAATTTATATAAAATCTGACGGTGAGGCTGGCATACTTTTTGGCTCATCACAGTATAATACCTTAATGGAAAACCGCAGAAAGACTTATGAGATTACGCCGCCTAGAAATTACACAAATGAGTTTATTCTTAAACAAGAAATATTTAAGGGCATTATAACCAATCACGAACAATTACTTGATAGGGCTACAGAAATTGGGGTTGATGTTCAGTATGTTATTCCAATGATGACTACTGTTAATGAAGAGACACGCAGGGCTGAGGCAAAGGTTGATAAGGTTATTAAGAATATGGCGAGGATTGTGCCTAACACTCAGATTACAGACGCACAAGCGGCGGCATACTTTAAATTAAGTGATCAATTAACCGAGAAACATATAAAGATGGTGTCAGAGTGGGAAGCTGGTGGCGCAGTAGGTGAGGCCCCAACTAGACTTGACGCTGTAAATAAAATGTTACCAGAGGTTCTTAATAGCCCTTACAGAAAACAAATTGATCAATTTATTGATAACTTGAATAGAAGTTATGGGCAAAATGGCACATTACTCAATACAAACATTATCTTTACTCAAGACACAAACTATAACGATATTGTAGTAGCTTTGGAAAATTCAGGTGCCGATAAAGCCCAACTTGCTCGCATCCAAAGGGTTTTGGGTTCAATAGATGAATTTAAAAAAGAACTTTATGAGATAGACTGATGGATGAGTTTGAAGAAATGATGAATATGGCAATGGATAGTCTGCATATGGCAGACGTATCATTGCCTGAACGTGACCTCAACAAACGCTATGCTATTGAGGCGCCGCCACAAGTTACTGTGCCGGGCTATGAGGATGTAGCACAAGAAACGGCTGGTATGACAAATGTTCAGCTTCAAGAACGTATGTACAAAAAAGCCGAAGATGAAGGCATATACACGCCGCCAATCACAGTGGCAATGTTAAAAAACGACCCAACAATGGCGGCGGCATCAAGAGATGTATACGAATTGTTTGAAGGAAAACAATTTCAAGGATCTGATGCTGACGCAGTACAGTATGGTATTGATGTAATGGGCGAGTTTACATTTAATTTTGCTGGCCCAGTTGGCTTTGAGTTATCTGGGGGGCAGTCGTCACCCGGCGGCACATTAATGCAAGCGGCGGCTTTAATAGGCCAAGGTGACGCAAATAAGGCGCGAGCCTTTCTGTATGTTATGGATCAATACGACAAATTGAGTGTTGAAGCAGAGGGTGGCTTTAGCAGAATGTTTAAGGGATTACTTGCTGATCCTTCTAACTGGGCGGCGGCTCTTACTCTTGGCGGCTCTAAGATTTTACAGATGGGCGGTCAGACAGCTACTAAACAAGGCATAAAATATCAGATCAGGCAGTTAGCTAAAACCGCCACAGAGAAAGTAGCAAAATATCCAGCGGTTGCGGCTGGCGTAGGTGAGGCTGTTAGAGCTGGTGCAACAGAAGAGCGAATTATTGGCATAGAAGAAGAGGCAGGCGCTGAGATTGTGCCAGAAGAAAAGGCGGCGCGTATAGGCATTGCTAGTGCTATTGGCGGCTTAACAGGCGCTGGTTTTGTAAAAGGCGCTGAGGTGGCTGGCAAGGGTTTAAAGGCTGGTATAGAAGAAACTGTTATGCCCGGCGTTAGAGATTTTGTAGAAGGCGCAGAGGGTCGCGTGTTGGCTAGAGAGGCTGATACGTCTGTGCAGTTAAATGCTGGCGTGGATGTGCCTGCTGCTATAGACAAAGCTATTGTTGGGGCGCAGAAGCTAATGGGCAAAACAGAGGATATTGTGGCGGCACCAGAAACCGCTCGCGCTCACAGAACGCCTGCGCCTTTATTAATACAGGGATCAGGCGAAAAACCAACAACGCCAGTTGTACAAAAGTTTACAAAGGGTAAAGAGCAAGAAGTTATAACAAACATAGATACGGCTTTGCAGAACAACCCTGATGCAGTTAAAACAATAGACGGCTGGAAAGCATTTACACAACAAACATTTGGCGGCGATTATCTGCCTCATCCCCCAGTTGTCGCTATGAAATACGCACAATCTCCTGAGGCTATCGCAGAGAAACTAAACGCATTAACTCCAGAGCTAAAAGCAGGAGTTGATGAAGGCTTTGGATATGTAAAAAATATTAGAAATATTTATCAAAGCGGCGAAGCTGACCCGACTATGACGGCCGATCTTTTTGTATGGGGCATTTTGTCAAGAGGTGCTGGCCCAGTACAGCAAGAGGCCGCGTTTATTGACATAATGGAAGATGCCGCGCCATTAATTCAAAAGGTTGCTGATGGCACGTTTGATGAAGCAGATATGAATTTCTGGATTGATAATATGAAAAAATCATTGCCAGAGGGGTCGCCTAGCAAACAAGTGACTATGAATGTAAACGCAACAGGCAAACTGTTATTTGAGTTAAGCAAAAAACCACAGGGTTCAAATAGAACTGTTTTGGAAATTATGCACGACATGATTTCCGACCCCGATGTTCCGGCAAAAGATATTAGACGCCAATTTATGACGCTAACAGAAAGCGCTGGCATTGATAACAAAGTTGTTAGCTTTATTTTGTTAGTGTCTGGGCGTGACGATGTATTGGTTATGGATAGGATACAGGGTCGTCATTTATGGGATGATGGCAAGTTTGGCGGCGCCAACATTTATGATGGCATTGGCAAAAACAATGAGGGATTGAATGGCATATTTAAAGGGCCTAGAGGATTATTAGTTACAGAAGCTATGGAAGACGCTATGCGTCCAAATATTCAATCAGCATATGAAATGATAGGGCGTCCAGAAGATGGCACACTTGGACGTTTTCATTGGGAAAGTTGGGTTATTGAAGGCGAACAAGTTGTTAGCCACTCAACATTACAGGCAATAGAAAAAAGAACGCCAAGAGGATTTGGCGTTACTGAAGGCAAAACAGATGAGTATGCTTCCGGCTTCAGGTATATCAGAGGCGAAGCTGGCCCTGTTCAAAGATATCCATTGTCAGATGGGTCGTTTGTTTACATGACCCCGGTTCAAGCAAAAGAGTTTTTATCTTTTGTAAAAAACCCTAAGTCTGGTATTGTGCCTAAAGGATTTAAAGTAACAGAAAGAGCGGATGTACCTTGGTATGAAAGAACAGAAGTCAACAGACAAAAACTCGATGAAGCCGCAAGACGGTTTGAAAACGCAACCCCAGAAGGCGAACTTTTACCAAGCCCTGAGGGGGCTGAGTAAAGTTCCTACACCTTTGCAAGATGGGATTGAGCAAATAAAGGAACAGTCATCGAATGGCACGACCACCTAAAGATATCGCTCTTGATATTACTAAGATGCAAGACGCAACGGTTGATCAACCACAAGATCTAACTGTTGACGCTGATCCTAGTTTATCCGATGGCGTCCAGCCTGCATCTGCTACAAGTCGCACTGCGACAAGGATGGGGTTAGAGCTTATAGCGCCATTAACTAAGTTTGGGTCAAAGCAGGCGCCGACTTACAAAGTCACACCAGTACCTAATCCTATTGAAACGCCTATAGATGAAATTACTCCAGACCCAGCCAAAGCATTGGGAGCTGGTGACCCATATCTTGATCCTGAGCCAGACGTTATAACAACGACCCCAGATGAGATACCAGACGTGCCTGAGCCAGTTATGACTGCGCCTGATCCGATTAGCCCAGAAGAGCTGGAAGCTAGAATGGCGGCAAGAGAAGCGGCGCTAGAGGGGCCGCGTATTGCGCCATCAGGAAAAGGTGAGAATGTTCAAGTTGGTGAGTTTAATACGAAGTTTTATGATAGCGATGGGCTAGCGGCTACAGTAGCCAGCGCGGCTCAAAGCGACCCCAACTTAAAATCAAGAACCGTTAAAAGTTTTTATGACCGGGCATTATTGGCTGGCGTTCCTAAAAAACACTTAGACCTAATGTTTAAGGGTATCCCACTGGAAAGCAAGGTGGGCGACCACAAGCTGGCTGAGAACTTAGCTGGGTTACAAATACTACATGACATTAGCGCTAAACGTGTAGATGAGCTGATGGTTAAGGCCGCAACAAATCAACTAGATGAGGCCGGAAAGTTAGAGTTGCGTGAGGCTATAGCGCAACATGATATGATCTACAGCACATTAAAAGGCGCAAAGCGTGATGTCGCTAGGTCAATGAATGTATTTAAATCAACATATGAAAGTGATACTGGCTTAACGGTTACAGAGGTTAGAAACATTCTTGATGGCCTTGGAGGCGATGACCAGCTTAGAGCAATGGCTGAGAGATATGTGGCTATTGATCCTAAGAAGAAAGGCGCAAGAGCGGCTAGAAACAAAATGCTTGAGCGCGGCCTAATGAGAAAGATGTGGGATGGTGTAATCTATAACGCACAGGGCATGTTTCTAACTGATTACGCCACACATCTCTACAATGCCGTAGCTGGCGTTGGGATGATTATTGAAGATATCCCAACAAACGTAACAGCGGCTGGCATAGTTTCCCCAATCAGACAGCGCCTTGTAAAAATGTTTGGCGGTGTTCCTGACCCAGATCGCGCAATGTTTATAGATGTAGCAGCGCGAGCTAGTGGCATTTTTAATGGAATACTAGATGGGTTTAGGCTTGGAACGTATTACCTGAAAAATGGTAAGTCCCAATATAAAGGCGAAGCAGAGATATCGCCATTATCCGCACAATACTTTTCAGACACACCATTAAAAATATTAGGCAAAGAAATTTTTAGAACTGGAAACCAAGAAGGCACGGTAGTCGGCAGACTTATAAATGCGGCTGGCATGATGCCAAATGCCGCTATGAAGGGTTTGGGGTTTGTTGATGAGATTATAGGCGGCACAGCTCAACGTATGGAGCTACACTATCAAGCGTATCGGGCAGCGCATAAAGTCTATGAAGAGAAAATCTTAGAAGGCGCAACACATAAAGAGGCTTTGAAAGAGGCGCAAGATAGCATAGCTAATTTATTAGTAGAGCGCCCGGCTGACATTGAAGCAGACATGCAATCATTCCGCAAGATGATCACGCTACAGGATGATATTGATACATCTACTGTTGTTGGTAGAGCGTGGGATGCTGGCAACAAAATAATTAGCACACCATTACTAAAGCCATTAGTTTTGTTTACTAAGACAGTTACTAATATTGGTATTGAGGCTGGCGCAAGAATACCAGTTATTAATTTTTTATCGCCGCGTTTCTATACAGAGTATATGAAGGGTGGCAGAAACAAAGATATCGCTATAGCCAGAGTTGTTAATGGCGGCACATTGTTGTTAGGCGGTTATTACTTGGGCATGAACGGCAGAAGCACTGGTCGCGGCCCATCTGATACCGAAGAAAAGCGCACACTAATTAGTTTGGGCTGGCAAGAACACGCTTTAGTTTTTGATGCCGATGAATTTACAGATGACAATCTAAACATAGTCAGATCTATTATAGGCGATGATGCTATTACCGTAGGCGAAGGCCAGTTTGAGGGTAAGATTTTTGTGTCGTTGCTGAGAATGGAGCCGTTAAGTTTACCATTTATTATGGGCGGCAGTATGGCTCAGGCTTTTCGTTACGGCGCCTATGACCCTAGAAATACTTTTGCCCAGCGAATGATGGATGCTGGTATGGCTGGACTAGCAGACTACACAACAGCAGTACACCCAATGATGGTTATTAGAGATATGATGGGTATTGTAAACCAGCGCCAAACAGATGGGGGCGAAAGATTTGCTGGCATATTAAATGAATATTTTAAACAGCAAAGCAATATTCTTATTGCTGGCACACCATTTATTGGCGTGACTAATAGCTCACTTGCTGGACGCATTGAGCGGTGGATGAACCCCGGCAGTGAACCAACAGGATTAACGCAAGATCAAGCAGAGTGGTTTGATGAAACTTGGGCAGGCAACGTGCCGGGGCTTAAAGGGTTTTTTGAAGCGTATAATCAATGGATGAATAAAGTGCCTGTGTTTGGGCGCGATCTTGATCCAAAGCTAGATGAATGGGGTGACCCAATAGGCGTAGACCCTGATCTTGTTTGGTCACCAACGCGGATTACAAGAGGTAAACCAGATGAAGCAAAAGAACTTGTGGCGGCATTAAGGCACGGCATATCACTGCCCAGCTCTAAAATTAATGGGATAGAAATGCCGGACGAAGTGCAAGAAAGGTATAAGGCGTTATATGCAAAAGAGATATTGATTGATGGTCTTGATATGCGTCAGGCAATAATTGAAGAGGTTACAGACCTTGCTAATGAATATGATGCGCTTGGCTACCCAGCAGAGATTGGCGTAATGCAAGATGCCGTTAATTCTGTTGTGAATATGTACAGAGAGGCGGCAAAGGAGCGGATGTTTGGCAAAGTAGTAACAGCGCCAGATGGCTCAAAGGTATTTACCTTAGAGGGCGTTGGCCCAGAGTATGGCTTAGGGAAAAGCGAAGTTGAGTTCGGAGAACTAGCGCTCAAGATGCAACAGCAGATGTACGAAGCAAGGCTTTATGGGCGTTAAAAAATAGGGTATACTGCACACCAGCGAGGTAACAGATGGCAGACTATAACATTAATGCAGTGACACGCCGGGTCGTGTTTACAGGTTCAGCAGGCGTTGGGCCGTATAGCTTTTTGTTTGAGGTGTTAGGCGAGACTGACCTAGCCGTATACTTTAATGCGACATTACTGACGCTGACGACCGATTACACCGTTACCGTTAATGCCAATGGCACCGGGTCGGTGACGATTGTTGTCGGCACCAACGTGCCTACCACGCCTACAGCGTCTGACCAGATTGTGATCGTTGGCGCCAGAGATATTGAGCGCACCACCGACTTTGTTACCGCCGGGGATCTTCGCGCCTCAGCTCTAAACGAACAGCTAGACGGCCAGATCATTATGATCCAGCAGATTGCCGAAGAGAACAAGCGCGGAATGAGGGTGCCTGTTTACGATCCGGCGCTGGTAGAGGATGGCGGTGTTGTCGATATGACACTGCCAACGAAAGCATCAAGAGCTGGCAAAACACTTGCGTTTGACAGTGATGGCAATCCTGTTGTGGGTGAAGACATTGGTAACTGGCGTGGGGATTGGGCGGCATCAATAGCCTACGGCGTTAGAGATATTGTTAAGGATAGTGTTAATTCAAATATCTATCGCTGTAATACCGCGCACACATCTAGCGGATCTGCGCCAATTAGCGGCAACGCTGATAGTGCTAAGTGGGATCTGGTTATTGACGCAACAGCAGTAGCTGATGCCGAAGCCGCACAAGCGGCCGCTGAAGCCGCTCAGGCGGCGGCAGAAACCGCTGAAGCTAATGCGGCCACCAGTGAAACCAATGCGGCGTCAAGCGCCTCTTCTGCGTCAACAAGCGCATCTAACGCATCAACATCTGCTACCAATGCGGCGTCATCCGCAACATCAGCGTCAGCATCTGCTACTGCCGCATCTGCTAGTGAGACAGCGGCGGCGGCTTCGGAAACTGCGGCGGCGGCTTCGGAAACTGCGGCGGCCGCATCAGAAAGCGCGGCGGCAACGTCAGCATCTAATGCTTCAACAAGCGAAACTAACGCGGCGTCATCCGCATCAACTGCATCAACGGCGGCCACTAATGCGGCGACTAGCGAAACAAACGCCGCAACATCTGCGTCAAATGCGGCGACATCTGCCTCTAACGCTTCAACAAGCGAGAGCAATGCTTCATCATCTGCATCTGCGGCGGCGGCTAGTGCGGCGGCGGCGGCAAGCACATACGACACATTTGATGACCGTTACTTAGGTAGCTATGCAAGCAATCCAACCGTAGACAATGACGGCGACCCATTGGTAGCTGGTGCATTATACTTTAACAGCACTGACAATGAGATGCGTGTTTATGATGGCGCACAATGGATTGCGGCATCTGCGGCTTCTCAGACTACCTTTGCTTTGTTTGAGTACACTGCCACAGCATCACAGACTACCTTCTCAAGCACAGATGACAATGGCGCAACACTAGCTTATACTGCGCCTTTCATCATTGTGGCGATGAATGGTGTTATCCTAGACCCATCGGATTACACTGCAACGAATGGCACAAGCGTTGTGTTGGCCTCTGGTGCGGCTCTGAATGACATTGTTAATATCTATGCCTTTGGTAGCTTTGCGGTGGCTGACACAGTGGCGGCATCCACTGGCGGTACGTTCCAAGCTGGCATTACTGTTAATGGCACTGTGACGGCGACAGCGTTTAGCGGTGATGGCTCTGGTTTAACTGGGGTATCTGCTGGCGGCGGTACTTACAAGGGTGAGAATGGTGAGGTTAATGCTGGCGGTGGTGACATCTTCAGGGTGCATCAGAAACAATTAGACACCAGCGTCACGATTGATGGCGATGAAAATGCGCTTTGCGCTGGCCCACTAACACTAGCAACTGGGGTAACAGTTACGGTTACATCTGGTGGAACATTGGTGATAGCATGAGTACATTAAAAGCAGATACAATCCAGAATACATCTGGCGGTGCAGTCACGCTGACTAATCAGAGTGCGACTAAACATTGGGTAAATATGGATGCTGGCACAACAATTAATGACAGCTTTAACACCGCTTCTATTACAGACAACGGCACAGGCGACCACGCCAGCACAATGACAAATGCTATGGTTAACAGTGATTATGTTGTAAGTGGCTCTAATATTAGTTCACCTACTAACGTTAGCGGTGAATTTTTTGTTGATGCTAGACGCACCCACACTACAACAACCTATTCTTTCCAAACCAGACACAATGGCGGCACTTATTATGACAATGATAGAAACGGATTGCATCTAAGCGGAGACCTAGCATGAGTACCATCCTAGTTGACAATCTCACAGGCAAGACCTCTGCTGGCTCTATTACGGTGACGAGCGAGGGCGGTGCGGCTACTCAGTCCTTGCAACAGGGGCTGGCGAAGGCTTGGATTAACTTTGAAGCATCTACTCCTTCTACCCGTGACAGCTTTAACCACAGCGCAATTACTGACAATGGAACAGGCAATTTTACTTTAAACTTTTCCAGTGCTTTTGCTTCTGCTGACCGTTCAAGCACGACCTGTTCTGGATATAGAACTACAGCAATAGCCTATGAAATGTGTACAAAAAATACTCCTACAACTACAGCGCAAGAAGTGTGGCTTTACTACTCACCAAACGGTGCTGTAAATGATACACCGGGTGATAATATGATGACTTCGCAGGGAGACCTCGCATAATGGCTGGAACAATAGTAGCGGATACACTGACCCACTCAACCGCAGGGTCAATCGCCACGAACTATGTTGTTAATGGTAGTTCTAAACATTGGGCAAATATAACAAACAATGACACTGTTGAGGATAGTTTTAACCAAAGCAGTATCGTAGATAATTCCGCTTCAGACTGCACCTACAACTTTGCCAGTAGTTTGAGCAATGGCCTCTACGCAAACAGTTTTATGGCAATGTATGATTTAACAAACCCATATAGAAAACTAGGCTATTTTGGAAATGACCCTTCAAGTTCCTCATTTAGAACACAGGGTTCTTATGGTGCTACTGCGGCGACAAATGATATGTTGACATCTACAGTTACCACTCACGGAGACTTAGCATAATGCAGACACCTGATTTCAAAGGCACTCACCTATTTGACCGACTATGCTGGGCTAAGGAAAACCTAGACGGTGTGCAGTCTGACTACCGTGTTGTCTATGAGGACAGCGTGGACGAGTGCGCCAAGGTTCTCGTTGCAGACCCGAACTGGCTAAGTTGTGCGCTTCAAGGCGGAATATTACCGCCCGTCTGGGTCTATTGGGAACTGGCAAAGGACGAAGCACAACCTGATTTCAAGAAGCATACTCGTGGCTATCTGTTGCATACGACTGAGCCAATGCCAGCGATGACAGAAGAAGAAGCCATTGAGTATTTGATTATGAAAGACATCCCTCAGTCTGTGTGGCAGAACTGGGATGAGGGCAACCGCCCGAAGATGGTCATCTGCAAGAAAGAGCAGTTACCAGCAACAAGAACGTGGCGCAATGCGTGGCGTATATCATCTGAACTTAACTTAGCGGCTTAGGAGTATATTATGGCTGTTGCAACA